GTCTTTGCTTTCCAAAAAAACTTCTTTCCAATATATTGTTTTGCATTTGCTCTATTGGTTATACAATAAACAAAACCATACCATATATCTGGACTAAAATCTTCGGGTGGTTCGAACTTTCTTCCTTGATATAACCAATTATTCATCAAAGTTTAATTCATCCATATCATCGTCGCATGGTTCGCCACAATGAGGACAAAAGTTAATTTTAGTTTCTCTATCGTCAGGTTTAATAACAATCCTAGAATAGCAATACTCACATTCTAAAATCATGACACTCTTTGACTAACTTCCCATTTCCAAAACTCATCGTATCCACCAATTGCTTTACCATCAATAGTAATTTGTGGAAATGTTCTTGCTGTTGGAAATTTCTCCATTAGATCTTCTCTTGTAAAATCGGTATCTAATTTCTTATATACAAATTCTGCTTCTATTCTTTCTGCCAATGCTATTGCTTTGTCACAATATGGGCAATGGTCTTTACCATATATCTCTATCATTGTGGTAATCCTTCTTGTATAAATTTGCCTATTTGATTTATTTGTTGATCTGATAACATAGCTGCTTGGCCCCACATAAGAGCACTTTGACTACCTACCATTCCATTATTCTTATAAGTTATAAGTCTATCAGTAATATAATCAGATGTTTGTCCTGCTAGTTTAGGTCCTATACCACCACCACCATCTGCGCCATGACATGCTGCGCATCCAGTCCAGATACTTCTAATATCGCTAAATGGATCACCAGCAGCAAGTGCTTGTTTCTTTCTTTCAATATCAACTGATGTACCATTAAGTGCTACGTAATCTATGTAACATTGTCCAGTACAACTCATATGGCTTGGTTGCCCTCTATACTCTAATCCATTATAAGCAACTGCGATAGTAGCAAATAACGAAACGCAAATTGTAAATATATATCCTTTCATTATGTCCCTGTTGATGTACTTGTTGAAGTTGATGTTCCAGTAGATGTTGTTGTAGGTACTGTTGTTGTAGTATCATCCATGTTTTCTAGCTCTTCAATAATCTGAGCTTCTATTTCAGCGTCTGTTTGAGTCGCTGTTGATGTACCACTTAATGCTTGTCCTACTGCTGTAAGTACTGCTGCTGTTTGAGTTACCTCTGTAACATTAACTGCATTATCTGGTACTGGTGTTGATTGTTCTACTACAGGCTCTTCTGGTTCAGGATCTACTTCTTCCCAAAGGTTTCCATCCCATGCCCATAAAAAAAATAATAATGCTAATACTTCCATATTTTTCTCCTAAAAAATTATTTATAAACTTAATCCACTAAGTGTATTTTTATCTACGTCTTGTTTTACTCCACCAACAACATAAGAACTGATTTCAGTTTCTTGTGGAGCAACTTGTACATTGCCACCTGATATCCATTTTTCTGTCCAAGGTAATGGATTCATTTGTGGTACTGTATACGGACAAGGTAAACCTAATGCTCTCATTCGTTTACATCCTATCCATTCTATATAATTGTGTAATATTGCTTCATTTAATCCAATCATTGAACCATCTTTAAAAAGATATGTCGCCCATTCTTTTTCTTGTTCTATAACATCTACAAATAATTTAACTGCTTCATCTTCCATTTGTTTTGATATTTTGACAAATGCTTTATCTTCCTTTAAAAGATTACGAATCATTACAGTTGTTCCAGCTAAATGAGTATTTTCATCTCTTGCAATAAACTTAATAATCTTTGCATTACCTTCCATCTTCTTAAGTTCAGCAAAAGCCCAGCTACAAGCAAATGAAACATAAAAACGAATTCCTTCAAGAGCATTCGCTGATAGTAAAGACATCCATAAAGTTTTTTTATGAGATACCATATTGGTTGCTGACATATTATCATCAATTAATTCATCGTAGTATTTTGCAATATCTTGTCCACAATCCATAATCTCTTTAATATCTAGCATTGAATCAAAGACTGCACTTGGATCTGGATAAATGTTTCTTATAATATGTGTATATGATCTACTATGTATTGTTTCAAAGAATGACCAGGTTTCAACCCAGTTCTCTACTTCAGGTAACGAACATATAGGAAGGAAAGCAAGGTTCGGGGCCCGACCTTGAACAGAGTCCAAGTAGTATTTGACGTTTGAGATTCGAGGTGAAGATATGTTTTTCATGAGCTGTTAAATTATCAAAATCCTTTTTGTCTTTAGATACATCTACTTCTTCTGGTCTCCAAAAGAATCCAAGTTGTTTATCTGTAATCTTTTCTAATTGTGGGTATTTTACTTGGTCATATCGAGCAATATCAACTGCATCATCAAAAAACATATTACGTTCTAAATGTGATTTTTTATTTTTCTTAAGTACTGGCATCAGGTTTCCATGAAATAGTTGATTTTGTTTCTATCGCGTCTTGTGCGCATTGTATATATTCTCTATCTTCTTCTGAAAGTACTGACCAAAATTTACTTATTGTTAAGGTATGATCATATACTACTTTCGGATTTCTTAAATGATAATCTACTTCCATCCAAGCTTGAAGTATGTCCATTCTTTGATTTATTTTTTTTCTTAAATCTTGCATGAATCACAATCTTCATCATCTTCAACGTAGGTTTCTGCTTCACCATCGTATGCATGATATGTTTCACCATCAGTTATCTCACCAGCACCATCAAAGGTGTTAAAGTAGTATAACTGTTTGAGGCCATACTTATATGCCGTTACGAGATCAGTAATCATTACGGACATTGGTACCTTATTATCCTCAAAGTGTTCAGGATTATAAGATGTGTTTACAGAGATACCTTGGTCTATATATTTTTGTAATATACCACATATGGCTAAGTATCCAGCTGGAGATTTTTGATCCCACAGTAAATCATACTTATTTTTAAGGTGATGATAGCCAGGTACAACCTGTGCCATAACTCCATCCTTACTCTGTTTGTACGATACCAATGCTCTTGGTGGTTCAATACCATTCGTACTATTACTTATCTGAGCGCTTGTTTCAGCGGGCATCAAGGCCATTAGTGTAGAGTTTCGAATTCCCGTTTCTCTGAGTTGCTTTCGCAAATCTTCCCACGGCAAACGTTCTCTATGCACTATAAGATTATCTATCGCTCTCTTATAAGTGTCGATAGGAAGTATTCCATCAGAATATTTCGTATCAGTATTATATATCAATTTTCCTTTCTCAGCAGCAAGGTTTGCTGAACTTTTTATTAAATAATACGACCATGCTTCTGCGTATTCATCTACAATTTCGTATGCAGATTCATCGTATTTTAATCCTCTTTTAGCAAGGAAATATGCGAGATTGATAATCCCCACGCCCAATGGTCTTCGGTTAAGTGTTCCCTGTTGAGCTGCTGGGATTGGATACCCTTGATAGTCAAGTAACTCATCAAGAGCACGCACAGTAAGATCGCAATATTTTTCAAATTCGGAAGTNTCATTNATTAATCCCCAATTAATCGCCGATAATGTACANAATGATATTTCACCTTCTNTGTCATCATNNTTNNTTAANGGCTTTGTAGGTAGATCAATCTCACAACAAAGATTACTCATTCGTATAGGAGCAACTTCTGGNTNNAATGANCCATGNTCATTNGCATGATCTACATTCATAAGATATATCCTACCTGTATCTTTTCTTTCAGTTAAAAATTGTTGAAAGACTTCAAGTGCTGGTAATGTCTTTTTACGTATTGATGTCTTTCTTTCGTATTTTTCGTATAGTCTATCAAACTCATCTTGATCAGCAAAGAACGCTTCATATAAACCTGGTACATCATTTGGATCAAAGAAGGTTATATTACCACCTGATAATAGTCTTTCGTACATGAGTTTGTTAAACTGAAATGCATAATCCATATGTCTTACGCGACTTTCATCAGTACCTTTATTGTTTTTAAGTACAATAAGATCTTCAAACTCATAGTGCCAAAGAGGTAAGTAAACTGTGGCCGCTCCTCCGCGAACACCTCCTTGTGAGCACGACTTCACAGCTGATTGAAAATACTTTAGGAATGGTATTAATCCTGTATGAACAACTGACCCATCACCTACTTTGGCACCATTAGCTCTTATTGATCCTGCACCAATACCGATGCCTGCTTTTTTACTTATGTATTTAACAATTGAAGTAGAAGTAGCATTAATACTATCGAGACTATCCCCAGACTCAATAAGTACACAACTTGAGAATTGTCTTGTT